AATATGAAGATTCTAGAATAGAATTTATTGATGGTTTTGATATAACTTGTATTAATAATGTTAGAAAGGGAGGAACTTATGAGTAACGTATTATCTTTAAATCCGAGACAGGAAGTATTGAATGACTTGGGAGACTATGGTAAGGCTGACTTCAATGTTTATACCAGACCTGTATTCTTTCAAGCAGATGAGGAACTTAATAGAATACCTAATAAGCTAGCTTTAGTTAGAGATGATACTCAAAATAGCTTGGGTGTTGTTAGTGACAGCTATCAGATAGCCCAACATCCTGATGCTTTCAGGACAGTAGAGCGTATCATAGCTGGCTCTGAGCTTGACTTAGAAGGCGTTAAAAGGACGATCAGTGTTAGTCATGGTGGTGCTAGGGCTTATGCAATTTATAGCCTTCCAGCGCATACTATTGAGACTAGCAAGGGTGATCCATCAGCACTTCAGATATCAGCTAGGAATTCCTTTGATGGTAGCTGGTGTTTCCATGTTGATGTAGGATCAGTTCGTATGATATGTACCAATGGTCAAGTGTTTCTTGAGGACTTTGCGATGTTTAAATCTAAGCATACTCGTGGTCTTAACATGGCCCATGCAGCTAGGAAATTATCTAATGCTGTTGAGGTCTATGCCAATGAAGTAGATCGTTGGAAAGAGTGGCAACAAACTGATGTCTCTGAGGCTGAGGCTTTTAATATCTTTGGTAAGGTTGCTAATTGTAAAGCTCTCGGTAGTTTTGATACTGCAAATCCAATAGACTTATTGCAAGAGCCTGAGATATATCGTAACAAGACTTTGGTTAGGCTTTGGGATCACTATAGAGCTAACGAAAGGAAAGCTCTTGGTAGTAACTTATGGGCAGTCTATAACGCTGTAACCCATTGGGCTACTCATACTCCAGCCACTAAGTCTACTGCTCAGAAAAACATTGCGGCTATCAAAGTCAAGCGACAAGATACAGTTCGTAGTGTGTTTAAAGAGTTAGCTTGGGCTGCTTAAATTATGTTAAAACTATTCGATGTTTGCGCAGGAATAGGGGGCTTTAGTTTAGGATTAGAAACTACGGGTCAGTTTAAAACTGTTGGCTTTTGTGAGATAGATGCTTACTGTCAGAAAGTTTTAAATAAACACTGGCCCGATGTTCCTATTTATACAGATTTAAAGGAGATAAGTAGAGATGAAGAAGCAATTAACAATCTTCCAGAATTCGACATCATCAGTGCAGGAATACCCTGTCAATCTTTCTCAAATTCAGGAAATAAAAAAGGAAAAAAAGATGACAGATACCTCTGGCCGTACTTGTTTGAAATCATTAAACAAAAAGAACCAACTTATATCCTTATCGAAAATGTTGCTAACTACATCAATGTGGCACTCGATGAACTATGTAATGACCTGGAAAATAAAATGTACTCCACACAGTCGTTTAGTATTCCAGCTTGCAGCGTCCAAGCTCCCCATAAAAGAGACAGGTTATTTTGTGTGGCCTACTCCAGCAGCACACGAAGGAAGATTAGGTTATCAACGAAGGGATACAATGAAAAAGGGAACTCAAAAATCTTTAACAACGATAGTAATAGATTTAGAGGGTGGAAGACAGAAAGTAACTGGTCAGTTGAACCCAAAGTGGGTAGAGTGGTTAATGGGGTTTCCAATAGGGTGGACAGACTTAGAGGATTAGGTAATTCAGTAGTGCCTCAAATAGTACATAATATAGGACTAGCTATCGCAGAGGATTTTAAACGTGAAAATTAGAGCCAGATATTTACATATAATGGAAAGTATAACTAATGTAGTTGTAGGTTATCTAATAAATTTATTATTAATACATTTATTATTACATAGTTTAGGATATAATATACAATTACATGAAAATGCTAAGATGGGTGCTATAGTAGTTAGTGTATCTTTTCTTAGAGGATATTATATAAGACGTATATTTAATAATATAGTGAGAAGAGTCTATGAAACAACCTAAAGTCGGTGATAGAATCATCCATGATGAACCTGAGTTTGAGAGAATTACGGAAGGTATAGTTGTAGATGTTCTATCATCGCAATTTGTATATAAAACTGAGGAAGGTTACTTCCGATATTGTTTTACTAAAAAAGATACTTGGAAAAAAATTGACTAAGGAGTTATTATGAATAAGGAGCTATAAATTAAAAGAGACAATCGCTTGACACGACTACCCGCCATGTGGTACCATGCAACATGGCAAAACATTCAGCTAATAAGGAGATTTAATATGGCAATTCAAGAAGGACTAGCTTATTGGGCTAGCGTAACAACACCTAATACACGATTTGAACCTGTGTATTCTGTGGATCTAGTAGTGGATGAGAATGTAGCTTCTGATTTTGAAAATCGTGGATTTAAAGTTAAGACTTTAAAAATAAATGATGAAGAAATTGGAAAGGCTATAACCATTAAACGCAAAGTTAATGGTAAGAAAGGGCCGCGCAATGCACCCAAGTTATATAATAAAAATAAGGAGCAAATTGATGTACTAATTGGGAATGGATCAAAAGTTAAAGTTCAATACGATGAATGGGAAGTATCCAATTCCTTTGGAAAGTTTAAAGGACTCGACTTTCAAGCTATGCAAGTTCTAGATTTAATCTCTTATAGAACTGGAGATGGAGAAGAATTTGAAGCTATGGAAGGTGGTGAGGAGTTTTAAATGATTGTTAGTATTAATACAAAAGAAGGAGAAACTACATTTGAAACTAATAATATTGATAGTATAGATACAAAAAATAAAGTTCATGTTATTATTCAAAAGGTTGCTAATATAGAAATTATAAATGAAGCTCTAACTTTTGCAGGACAAGTCCATAGAACAGCTTTGGAGGAGCTATTAAAGAGTTGTTCTGATGCTCAGATTGACGTTAATAAGTCTAATCAGAAAGCGGCTGATTAATTTTTTTAAGGCTAGGTACACCGCTTAATCGTACCTAGCCTTTTTTTATTTAAGGATTTAAAAATGAAAAACAAATTGAAATTTGTTGAATATCATTTACCTTGTCCATCATGTAACAGTAGTGATGCTTTATCCCTTAACGAAAATGGATCAGCTAAATGTTTTAGTTGTGGAAAATTCTTTTCAAAATACAATTCTAATGAAGAAATAAGGAGTGATGTTGTGGACTTTAAAGATATTAATGGTGGTATATATGCTCCTCTATCAGATAGATATATATCACAACAAACCGCAGAAAAATATAGAGTTAAAAGTATTTTCAATAGTCAAGGAGTTATAACTCAACATCTCTATCCGTATTATATTCATAATGAATTAACAGCAACTAAGATTAGAACTATAAAAGATAAAGATTTTATATGGAAAGGATCTTCTACTGGTACAGGATTATTTGGACAAAATTTATTTAAAGAAGGTGGTAAATATATTACTATTACAGAAGGAGAATGTGATGCAATGGCTGCTTATGAATTACTAGGTAGTAAGTGGGCTGTTGTTTCTATTAAACATGGCGCACCTTCCGCAGTTACAAACATTAAAGAAAATTTAGAATACATAGAAAGTTTTGATAATGTTGTTATTTGTTTTGATAGTGATAAAGAAGGACAACAGGCTGCTGTAAAAGTTGCTCGTATATTAAAACCCGGAAAAGCTAAAATTCTTACACTTCCTACAGGATTTAAAGATGCAAATGAAATGCTTATTAAAAAAGAATATGAAAAATTTGTACGTTCTTGGTGGGATGCTAAAGTTTATACGCCTAGTGGTATCATAAGGGTATCAGAAAAAGAAAAAGATTTTTTACACAGGGAAAAGAAAGATAGTGTTCCTTATCCTTGGAAGGGATTGAATGAAAAATTATATGGATTAAGACAAGGGGAACTAGTAACTTTAACAGGCGGTACAGGACTAGGAAAGTCTAGTATAACCAGAGAAATAGAGCATTGGCTTGTTAATAAAACTAATGATAACGTAGGTATTATTGCTCTTGAAGAAGATTGGAAACGTACTGTAGATGGTATTCTATCTATTGAAGCTAATGCCAGATTATATATTGATCATATTAGGGAAGAATATAAAGAGGATACCTTGATAGAAATGTATCAAAAGGTCTTTTCTGAAGACAATGTTTTTGTTCATGCTCATTTTGGAACAAACGATATTGATGAAATATTTTCTAAACTTAGATATTTAATTATAGGTTGTGATTGTAAATGGATTGTTATAGATCACTTACAAATGTTAGTTAGTTCTCTGACTGAAGGAGATGAACGTAGATCTATAGATAATATTATGACTAGAGTAAGAAGTATTGTTGAAGAAACAGGAGCAGGAATTATTTTAGTATCTCATTTACGAAGAGTAAGTGGTGATAAAGGACATGAAAACGGGGTCATGGTTAATCTATCACATCTTAGGGGATCACATAGTATTGCACAATTATCTGATTGTGTTATTGCATTAGAAAGAAACCAACAATCTAAGGATGATTTAGAATCCCGTACAACTAAATTAAGAATATTAAAATCCAGATATACAGGAGATGTTGGTATGGCAACTGCTTTAGTTTATAATAAAACTACTGGTAGATTATCAGAAGAATATGATAATGAGCTACTAAACTCAGTTGATGATGATGTTCCTTTTTAGGAGATTAAAATGGAAGTAGTATTTGATATTGAAACAGATGATTTAAAAGCTACAAAGATATGGTGTATTGTAGCAATTGATAATGATGATAATGTACATACATTTAAACCAGATCAAATTGATAAAGGAATAGATTTTTTAAAATCAGCCGATACTCTTATAGGACATAATATTACTGGATTTGATATTCCAATAATTAAAAAATTAAAAGGAGTTGATTTAAATAAATCTTGTAAAACTATTGATACATTAATTTTATCTAGATTATTTAACCCTGTAAGAGAGGGTGGACATAGTTTAGAATCTTGGGGGTATAGATTAAAATTTCATAAAGATTCCAAGCCAGAGGATTTTACAACGTATAATAAAGCAATGTTAAAATATTGCACTAAAGATGTACAATTAAATAAAAAATTATTTGAACATTTAAAGAATGAAAGTAAGGGGTTCTCTAAAGAATCAATTGAATTAGAACATAAAGCTAATAAAATATTATCTATACAAAGAGATATTGGTTTTAAATTTAATGAACAAGCAGCTTCCTTTTTATTAAGTTCTTTAAGTAAACGTAAAAAAGAAATTGAGGAAGAAGTTCAAGAAACATTTAAACCTAGAATGGTTGATGATAAATTAGTAACTCCATATGTTAAAAAAGATGGGGTATTATCTAAACGAGGTCTGACAAAAGAAGAGTATGAAAGTTTTAATGGTCTTCAACAAAAAGACTTTGAATTATTTGGAGGTAAGAATACATATACATTCAAGCCTTTTATGCGACAGAAACTTCAAGAGTTTAATCTTGGTTCACGTAAACAAATAGGTGAGTATTTAATATCAGTTGGTTGGGAACCTAAAAGGTTTACTCCAACTGGTCAACCTATAGTTGATGAAGGAACTCTTAAAAAGATTCAACATATTCCAGAAGCTAAACTTATAGCTGAGTTTTTATTATTGCAAAAAAGAATTGCTCAGATTCAATCATGGATTGATGCAATGGAAGATGATAATAGAGTACATGGTTTTGTAATAAGTAATGGAACTATTACTGGCAGGATGTCTCATAGATATCCTAATATGGCTCAAGTTCCTAATATTAACAGTCCTTATGGTAAGGATTGTCGTTCATGTTGGATTGTAGACAGTGGTTATAAATTAGTAGGGATTGATGCTAGTCAATTAGAGCTTAGAATGTTAGCTCATTACATGGATAACAAGGAGTATATAAATGAAATTATTAATGGAGACATTCACGCCACTAACCAAAAACTTGCTGGACTTAAATCAAGAGATCAGGCAAAAACTTTTATATATGCACTCATATACGGAGCAGGAGATTCAAAAATTGGAAGCATTGTTAAAGGAAACAGAAACGAAGGTAAACGATTGCGAGAACGCTTTCTTAATAGTAACCCATCATTTAAAGTTCTTAAAACACGAGTTGATAGAGCTTCAGAAAAAGGATACTTGAAAGGATTAGACGGGCGCAAGATTTTCTTGAGGAGTCAATATGCTGCTCTTAATAGTTTATTACAAGGCGGTGGTGCTATTGCTATGAAAAAGGCATTAGATTTATTATATAAGAAAATTAAATTAAATAATCTGGATGCTACTTTTGTAGCTAATATCCACGATGAATGGCAACTACAAGTAAAAGAAGATCAAGCAGCTATAGTAGGTCAACTTGGTATTGAAGCTATTGAAGAAGCTGGACAGGATTTTAACTTGCGTTGTCCTCTTACTGGCGAATATAAAATAGGAGATAATTGGAGTGAAACACATTAATGAGAATATTAAAAATTGTGAAGGGTGCTTTTTTGAATGGGATACAGATGATTCCATTTGCCCTAATTGTAAAGGATTAGAAAAGAAACCAAAATCTAAATGGGATGAGGTATATCATTTAGGATGCCTTCATTTTCCATTATGTGAAACAGAAGGTTGTCTTCCAAAATATTAGGAGATAATTGAAATGAAACAAATTAAGTTATCACCACCCAGAAAAGGTGACTTAGCAGAATATTATGCTGTAACTTGGTTATGGGATAGAGGCTATGAAGTTTTTAAAAATGCTGGCTGTACTGGATCAGTAGATTTAATTGCCTTAGATCCTAAAGGTAAAACTGTATTAATTGATGTTAAAACTTTTGGATTTACCGATAAATATAGCAAAGATAACTCTTTAAGTAAAACTAATACTACACCTAGAACTGAAGCACAAAAAGAATTAGGAGTACAGCTACTCGGTTATAATCCTGATACTAGAAAACTTAGATTTATAGATCATAAAACAGATGGAGAAAATTATGATGAATAAAAAACTAGATACAGTAGTTGAAGATATTTATGAAAAGATATCTGTCTTATCAAAAGGAAAGGCTATAGAATTATCAGATTCTATTTTAAAAGAATTTGGTACTAATATGTCAGCTGCTTTAAAAGAATGGGCAACACCTAGAAAGACAGACTCTAGTGTATCTCCTACATTAAGGATGTCTAACATAGGTAAACCTGATAGACAACTATGGTTTGATATAAATTCTGATAATGGTTCATCAGAAATGCCAGTCAGTTTATATATTAAATT